CTCTAAGGACTGGGACTGTTTAATTAATCTAACTTCTGAGCTTAAAAGCTTTGAGGATACCGCTGCCCTGATTGAAAACCTTGATTTGGTGATTGCCGTAGATACTTCTACTATGCACTTGGCCGCTGGTATGGGTAAAGAAGTATGGCTTTTAAACCGTTTTGACACCTGCTGGCGCTGGTTTTTAGATCGCTCAGATAGCCCATGGTATCCAACAGTCAAGATCTTTAGGCAGCCCAAACTGGGCGATTGGGAAAGCGTTATTCAACAAGTAAAAGAGGAATTGGAAAAATGGTTATAAACCCGCAACACATTATCTTTTTGCAGGGCGGAATTGGGGATTTTTTGCAGATGCTTCCTTTTATTGATGACAATAAAAAACATCCCATTCGGTATTGGTGTGTGACCCATTTTAAAGGGGCAGATCTTTTTTTTAAATCTATAGGAATAGAGCTTGAAAAACTGTATGTGTTTGATACACACAAACAGCAAGTTCAAATCATGAATTCCCTGCCCAGGGATGAGATGTTATATGCTTGCCCTAGATCCTATTATTTTAATATTGACCCTTTTACCCCTGAAAAACCTCTTTTTGATAACGGCAAACCTGCTGTTGGCGTTCATGTAGGTGGCAGTAGTTATTCCATTAATGTTCAAAAACAGTTTGGAATGATTACTAAAAACTTGCCTTTACGTTTAATTGAAAGCCTTAAATCTGATGACTACAACTTATTGGTATTTGGTTTGCCAGAGGAATTGGTAGACATTCAAGAAACTGATAATGTTAAAAAGGTCTGTCATGAAGATGCAACCAAAAGTTTGTCTTATGTGTCTCAATGCAAGGTTGTAGTAGCCAGCGATAGCGCAATTAAGACTATGAGTTCCATGCTTAAAATACCAACCTTTGTTTGGCTAGGGGATTACCCTGATGCGCCACGGGATAATGGTTTTATCAATCCCTATATTGTAGATAAGGTAATGAAAGATTTTCGCTATAAAAACCAAGAAGAAGGATTTGAAAACGGCCTCTCTTTATCCAAGCAATTTATCAAGGAACATCTATGAACTATGTTATTTCCCTTAAAAAAACTCCAGAAAGATTAGAAGCTTTTTTAGCTGATAATTCCCATTTACAGTTTGAAGTGTTTGAAGCCGTGGACGGCAGCGCCTTGGATTTGGTCGGTAGCTATAAGCACGGTGGTATGGGAAATGCCATGTCCCATATTGAATTGTGGAAGAAATGTATTGAACTTAATGAGCCAATTACTATCTGTGAAGATGATGCTTTGCTCCATAATGACTTTGAAACTAATTCAGAGCTATTTAAACGGGCTATAGCTTACGATTTCATCTGCTGGGGGTGGAACTATGATGCTGACCTTTGGGCAAGCCATATGCCGTTTTTAAGCCCTGTACAGATGAAGTTTAATCAGGACAGTATGCGGGCAAATAAAAACGATTACCTAAATGAACCTATCCGTTGCATTTTGATGCACCTACATTCTTATTGTGGGACGATTTGCTACACCATTACCCCATCTGGCGCTCAAAAGTTTTTAGACCAATGCTACCCGTTAAAGCCATCTGTGGAATACATCATTCCTAATGTGCAAGGTATGAGAGTTACTCCAGCTGGCCTAGATTCTGCCATGCCAGAAGCCTATCAAAACACAGCAAGTTATGTCTGTTTCCCGCCATTAGCATTAACTGATAACGATCACTTAACTAGCACGGTACAAAATGATTAAACTTAATTTAGGATGTGGTGGCAATCTTTTAGAGGGCTACCTTAATGTTGGATTTGAGGATGGCAGACCAGATTCGGATCATTATTTAAATCATGATTTAAGTAAAAGCATTCCTGCTGATTTTTGCTCTGTTGATGTTATTTATAATTGCCATTTTCTAGAACATTTATCTTATGCAGACGGCATTCAATTTTTAAAAAATAGTCATGTCGCTATGAAAGATGGCGCAATTATGAGAATTCTTGTGCCAGATTTAGAGCTGTGGTGTTTAAGATATTTGCAGCATGATAAAGAGTTTTTGAACGCTTATCGCAATGCTTATTTGGGGCCAAACTATCCTACCGATGGATCCATATTTATGGGGATGCTTCATAACCACGGCCATAAAATGGGCTGGGATTGGGATACTTTAAAATACTGGTTAGAGTGGACTGGGTTTAAATATGTCCGTAAAACTAAATATCGGGAAAGTGATCTTGAGGATATACAAATACTTGAGCCTGTCAATCCTGGAAGAGAACTAGAAAGTTTGTGTGTTGAATGCTACAAATAAGTAGCATGGATATCTTTCCATCCCAAACCATAAATCCCAAGTAATTTAAAGAAATCTTCTTTATCTAACCATTCTCCTCTAATGTCTTCACCAAATGGTCCTGCTGCGTGGTGCGGGAATGCTGGGTATTCAGAAGAAACCATACAACCTTCAATAAGCTTGAATTTGTTGTATTTACCCAATGTTACAAGGTGGCAAAATACTTCTATTGTGTGGGCTTCTACAGAGATATATGGCGGTTTAATACCATTTTTAAGTAGATATTCCAAGATAATATGGTCGTAAAACTCTATATCAATTTTAATATAGTGGGGTTTACCATGCTTTTTAATCAGCTCTAATACGTTTCTAGCTGGAACTTGGACTAAAGAATATCCTTCTTCATCTGGTTCAGATATACGGCTTCTGACATGATCTGAGCAAATATGAAAATCTATTGTTTTTTCGTAGCTAATTACTGCAGCGCAATGTTCTACAACTACTTTGGGTTCATTTTTAAAGCGCTCTTTGATGTGATTGGCAAGCTCGGGATTTGCCTCTACAGCTACCACCTTATCGGCTTTGGTTAAATAGTAAGGGATGTCATCCCCGTTGTTAGCACCTAAATCATAGATTATTTTCATAACCCATTATAAAGTAAAAAACCCCGCCTTTTGAGCGGGGTTCTTATTAGGATCATACAGATTAGTATGAACCGCTTGAGCCATAGACTCCCAATGGATCAGACCAACCAAAAGAATAACGCTCACGAGACTTGTAACGTACGTTACCAGTATCGAAGTCACCGTCCATAGAATTCTGGAGTGGTGTACGAACGAAATGCTTGAGACCGTTAGGTACATCAGTTGTCAAGAACCATGCGTTTGTGTCGGTCAAGAAGTGGTTAATTGTGTAACCATCTGGAATCGAACCATTGTTCTTAATAGCGTTGATGTCGTTGTTGTTTGTACCAACACGCAATTCAGTTTCGAGCAAACGGGTTGCAACGAACTGGAGTGCAGGAGGAACAACTAACTTCTTAGGTTTAGCAGCGATCAAGAGACCACGCTCATCTGTCCAAGCAGCGATACCGATAACAGCATTTTCCAATGATGTTTCGTTTAAGTCAGCTTGAGTAGATGGGGTGTTCGCATTAACGCCACCGTTAACCAGGGTATGCTGTGTGCTGAAAAGAGCAACGCCATCACCACCAGTAAAGGCAGATGAGAAACCGTTGTTCAATGTAGCAGCAGCTTTAACCTGCTTTGTGTACGCCATAGCACGAGCTAGACCTTTGGTGTAGCGAGCTGAGAGTGAATCGTAGAGGTTGTCCTCGATTGCCTCTTCAGTCAAGCTAAAGCCAAGAGCGATAGTTTCGTGGTTGTAGCGAGCTGTCCATGCTTCTTGAGCATTGTCATAAGCGATGGCAGAGCCTTCGTTTTTGACAGGAGCTGCAGAGAAACCTGACAGTTTTGTTTCTTCTTCAAAAGAACGCTCAGAAGTCTCAATTTCATAGATCTCTTTGTGTTCTTAACCGTAGCGAGCATACTCCAAACCGAACAATGCGTTCAATCCAGGGAGCAACTCTTTCAGTAGTTGTGCGCGTGAAATAGCCATTTAAATGCTCCTTAATTAACCGAGGGTTGAGCCAGTAGCATTGTAATACTCATGGATACCGAAGTTGAACTTAACGATCGCTTCAGGATATTGAGTAAATACGAATGTGCTACCAGACGCAATACTTGCCACGTTAGATGGTGTAGCACCACCAGCGTTGACAGTTGTTGGTTGGGCGTTGATAGTTACAGAAGTTGCACCAGCAACAGCTGCGGATGAAACGAATGAACCTGTACCAACGTACTGACCATTAGA